GGGTGGTATCGGTGCTCCGTTACAGGCACGTTTGCGGCGGGCGCGGCGGCCGGCATTCATTGCTACATCGATCCGAGCGATAGCAGCGTGAACGTCAACCAGACGTACCAGGTCTATGGCGCGCAGTTGGAGTCGGGCGCGTTCCTGACGAGCTACATCGCGACGAATGGCGCAACGGCAACGCGCGCGGCCGACGTGCTGACGAGCTCGAGCATCCCCTGGTTTTCCGCGAGTGCTGGAACGCTCTGCCTGGACTACGCGGACGCGAACATTTACAGTCCGACTGCGAACGAATACCTATTCGCGATCTCCGACGGGACGCTCAACAACCGGCTGTCTGCGTTTAAGCAAACGGGCTCGTCGGGTCGCGCATTCCGATATGTCAACGGTGGCGTCACGCAGTTCTCGAACGCGGAGACGGCCGCGTATGCGACCGGTGGGCACCGCATTGCCGTGACCTATCCGTTGGCTGCTGCCACGGCGCGCGATGGCGCAGCGGGTCCGTCTGGATCCGGCCTCACTGCGATCAGCGGTTTGACGACGCTCTCGCTCGGGTGCAGCGAGGACACGACGACAAACTATCTGAACGGCTGGATCCGGCGCTTCACCTATGTAGCCTCGGCGCTGGATTCTACTTTGCTACCCTTACTGACTACCTGACGCGGAAAGGTCGTGACAACAAACTCCAGTAATAGACTGGAGGCGTGGCATGAACCTTTCCCTACGGGATGATTTTGAGCGTAAGCCGCGCGGAGACTTCTACCTGGAGGTTTTCCGCGCCGGCAAGCTCATCGAGATTTTCGAAGAAAAAAACCTGGTCGTAGTCGGCTCACAGCAGGCGCACGCCAAGCTGCTCGGCGGCGACGTGACCGGGCAAAGCGTTACGCAGATCGGGTTTGGCACGGGTGCGGTTGCACCTGCTTTCGCCAATACGGCGCTCACCAGCGCATACACAAAGTCCGTCGACGGGCACTCCTACCCGGCAACGAATCAAGTTCAATTCGCGTTCTCGCTCGGCACGTCCGAAGCGAACGGCAAAGCGATCTCGGAATTCGGACTGCTTACCGCAGGCGGAGCGCTGTACGCGCGCAAAACGCGGACGCTGCCTCTCAACAAAGACACGGACCTGACTTTCTCGGGCACGTGGACCATTTCGTTCTAAGGACTGAGGGATGGCATATCAGCCAGAAGTCGTAAGTTACGATGCCGGCGTTTACCAGCTCGAGGTCATCGATCCGGTCGACGGCGGCGTAGGTGCGGTATCGAATGCGCCGCTGCTCAACCTCGCGAATCGTACCGCGTACCTGTATCAGCACGTCACGAACCTCGAGAATGGGACGACCATTCCGCCGACGGTCGCGCCGCTCAATAACGCGAATCTGACGGGCACGCCGACGGCGCCGACTCCCGCGCTCGGCGACAACTCGACCAAGATCTCGACGACGGCATTCGTGCAGGGCACGGTCAACGGCCTGGCGTCGATCAACGTTGCGGGTGGCTCGAACGTCACGCTCACGTCCGTGCAGGCGGGTAACGGCATCCTCGTATTCACGGGCGCGCTTACTGCCAACATCGCGGTTATCGTGCCGGCGTCGACGAAGACGATGATCGTCGAGAATCTGACGTCCGGCGCCTACACGCTGACGGTCAAGACGGCATCCGGTACCGGCGTCGCGGTCACGCAGGGCAAGACGCAGGAGCTGTTCTGCGATGGCACGAACGTGCTTCTGTCCTCGAGCGATTTCGTCAACGTAGCACTCACGGGGACGGCGACGGCGCCGACGGCTGCAACGGGCGATCAGAGCACGAAGGTCGCGACGACGAATTTTGTCTACCAGCTCACGAACGGCGTCGTTACGGTCAACGTCGCGGGAGGAGCCAACGTCACGCTGACGGCCGCTCAGTACGGCAACGGGATCGTCCTGCTTACGGGCGCGCTGACGGCGAGCATTCAGGTCAATCTGCCGTCGCAGGGCGGCGTCTACGTCGTGGCAAACAAGACGACGGGCGCTTACTCGATCAACCTGTCCGGGGGCGCTGGCACCAATGCGCTCGTGCCTCAAGGGCAGTCGGTCGTGGCGTACTGCGACGGTTCGAACGTCGTGCTCGCGGGCGCGGCTGCATCGAGCGCGTTCTCGCTTTACACCTTCACGGCGACGGCCGGGCAGACGACGTTCAATTGCCCGTACACGCCGGGCAATATCGCGGTCATCGTCAACGGCGCGCAGATCTCGCCGGCGAACTACACGGCGACGAACGGCTCGAGCGTCGTCCTCAGCACCGCGTCCGTGCTTAACGACGACATTCAGGTCGTCGCATATTCATCGTTCACGGTCGCGAATGCTCTGCCGTTCGCAGGCGGGACGATGGCCGGTCCGATCATGATGGCGGGCGGCGATACGGGGGTGACGGCCGCGCAGTTTGATAACTCGACATTGCTCGCGACGACCGCGTTTGTGAAGCGTCAAGGCTTGCAGGCATCTAACGTTAATGTTGTTACGGGTGTCGGGCCTATCACGCCAGCGTTCGCGGGCAGCACGATTGTTTTAAGCGCTGCCGGCTCCTTTACGGTGACGATGAACGCGGCAAATTCGTTTGCTGACGGCGCGCGGGTGGAGTTTATTAACGTATCGCCCGGCGCGGTGACGATCGCAAAGCAGTCTGGCGATCTTTTCGCTCCCAGCAGTTCGAACCCTACAACTTTCACGCTGAACAATGGCGACAGCCTGATTCTTGAAAGCAGGGGTTCCGCAAATATTTGGTATGCCGTCGGCGGATCGGCGCAGCTCAAGTACTCCAGCGCGTTCGGCTCGTTCCTCGCCTCGCCTGGCTATCAAAAGCTTCCCTCGGGTTTGATCATCCAGTGGGGCAGCGGCTCAACCAACTCGTCTGGCGTAATCACGCAAACGCTGCCGACCACTTTCCCGACGGGATGGTTCGGTGGCTGGGCGACGGTTCAGCAATCCGGGGCGTACACCGCAAACGTCACGGTGCTGAACACGACGACGATGGGCATTACCGGCTACATCACGACCTCCGGCGCTGTCGTCGGTGCGGGTCTTGCAATCAACTGGATCGCTATTGGGTATTAAAGAAAATGACTATTCGATATGCCGATCTTGATTCGGATCGCTTTGTGATCGCTTTTTACTCGTCAGATCTGCACGGCACGGATCGAATCCCAGTGAGTGCCGTTCCTATTACTGACGACGTCCATGCGGCGCTGCTTGCCGGCCAATCCGCCGGCAAGCGCATGAAAGTGCTCGAAAGCGGCAAGGCCAAGCTCGTTGATCTGCCGGCGCCGACTAAGAACGAGCTCGCGGCGTCGCTGCGCGCGCAACGCACCGTCGCGCTTGTCAATTCCGATTGGCTCGTCGCACGGCACCAGGACGAAGTCCTCGCCGGCGACGCGACGACGCTGAGCTCGGAGCAATTCAAGGCGCTTTCCGCTTATCGCAAGGCGCTCCGTGACCTGTCGAAGGCGGACGGGTTTCCTGCGGTCGATCTTCCGGCCGCACCTGATTTCATTGGAGTTTGATAGATGAGCCGTTCAGCAATTCTTGCGGCCCTTGCAGCGCTTCTCGCTGGCGATGGGGCGGGGAACATCCTCGCGAATCAGTCGCCGGCTCAGTTTGACAACTCCCTGAAGCTTGCGACGACGGCATGGGTTAAGGCCAATGGCGAGTCGTTTTCTGGCGTGGTCGGAATCGGGGTATCGTCTTCGCTAACAGCATCGGCGCACCTTGGCGCGTTTCTTTTTATCACTGTCGCAAGCACCACGCAAACGCTGCCGCCGATTTCTAGCGCGCCGTCTGGTTCCACGGTGACGATAGCCGCGCCTGTCGGCGCAATCGTGAAGGGCAACGCTGCGGAGTCAATCAATAGCCAATACTCTGCGCCAGCAAACACGTTTGCGCTGGCCGCTGGTGAGGTGGCGCAGTTTGTATCAAATGGCGCGGGCTGGTATGTGGCTTCTTACACTGGCACTTTCGCGGCATCCATTGGCGCATCCGGCTATCAAAAGCTGCCTAGCGGTCTGATTATCCAGTGGGGCGCGGCATCAACGACAAGCGGAAACGCGAACATGACGTTCCCGATTGCCTTCCCGAACGCCTGCCGTTCAGTGGTCGCCATCGAAAGCGGCGCGGCGGGCTGGTCCGCAAGCAACACCACCATTTACGGCATTTACAACGCTACCCCGGCTGGGTTCGGGGTAAAGAGTTTTACGAACATTGGCGGCTCTCAGGGACCGAGTTCCGGGAATTTCTATTGGCAGGCAATCGGAAACTAAAATCATGGGCCAAAAACAAGCAGCGTATGACGCAACCGGCGCAATCGTCGCCTATTACGACAGCGTAGATAGTCCCGCGCCGGCGGGCGCGCAGGTGATCAATATCACCGAGGCGCAATGGCAAACGTGCATTTCGACGCATGGTTATACGGTAGCGAGTGGCGCACTCGTCGCGCCTGTCGCGCCGACGGCCGCGCAGCTTCTCGCGAGCGCGCAAGCGACGCAGGTCGCGATGCTTTCCGCTGCGTGTGCCGACTCTATTGTCGCGGGCTTCACGTCGACGGCGCTCGGCGTCGTGCACACGTATCCCGCAAAGACGACGGACCAGCAGAATCTGTCCGCCTCGATCATTGCAGCGCTGCTGGCGCTCAATGCGGCCGTGCCGTGGACCGCCGGAAAGGCCCGTGCGGCAGGCGATCTCGTCAAGGATGGGGCGGCGCTCTACGTGTGCGTCGCGGCCGGCACCAGCGGTGCGACGGCGCCGACATGGCCGACTACCGATGGTGCGATCGCGAGCGATGGTGGTGCGCAGTGGCAGATGTGGGTCACGCCGTTCTGGTGCGAGGACGCCTCTGGAAATTGGGCGTTCGTGAACCATTCGGCTGCGCAGATTCAGCAGGTCGGCGTGGATGGCAAGTCATCCATTCTTGCCAACATGGCGAAGAATCAAGCGCTCTATGCGCAGGTGATGGCGGCGACGACGGTCGCTGCAGTTCAGGCTATCACCTGGTCGTGATGCAATGATCAGCCTATGTCCTTGACGTAGGCTGATCGAATGACGCGGTACTTCTGGAACCTTCTCCTCATTCTCGACCAGGCGGTGAATACCGCCTTCGGTCCTCTCCTGAATCTCATTCTTCGGCCGGAGCCAACTGCGCGTTTCGGGGATCCTGGCGAAACGCTTTCCTCAGTGTTCGGCAAGAACGTGCGTGACGGTGCCTGCATCGGCTGCCGGATCATGTGCGGCATTCTCAACTGGATCCAGCCAGGTCATTGTCCCGACAGCATTCAGGCGGACGAGGGTACGCGCGCGGATTGAGTGTGTCGTGACACGAAAATCGGTTTATGGAAGTTCGCAATACGTAGGGATCGCACTGGGCGGCCCGTTTGCGACCGGAGAAGTTTGATGGACTGGACTGCAATTCTCGTCGCCGGCGGATCTCTGTTGATAACAGGCATTGGTGTGGTGCTTTGGTTCCTTTACTTGAGCGTGCGTGATGATGCCAAAACCGCGAATGCGGCGGTGATCAAGAACGCGATCGAGGCGGACAAGAAGTGCGACACGATCTCTCGCGAGCTCGCCGATTACAAGCTCTACGCC